CCCATATCTCTTTTCCTAAAATTTGATGGATCATTTCTTTTTAGTTACCCGTGAGAGTTCAATTTCAAGACGCTTGTTCCGCATACGCTCAATCTCTCCCTGCGGCGTCTCGCAAGACCACATATTCTTGAGGGAATAGTAAACAACTGTGTAGCGGACAGAGGATGGTTTCAGCTTCTTGATCGGCGTGACTCCGTGAAGAATTGATTGGCCGTCAAACATCGAGAGAGAGCAACTGGAGGTTTTCAGCGCAATATCAAATTCAGGAAATGCGAGGTATCCACCTTCGACATCTCGCTTGAAAGCGAACATCGCAGACCACACGCCAATATAGTTGCCAGAATCGAAGTGATACTTGAGCGGATTGTTGTGGTTGACGATACCGGAAGTGAACATCGAACCATCCATTTGATAGTTCTTTAGAACTTTTTCTTCGGTCATCTTGAAATGCTTTTCAGCCAAATCTTTGTTGGTCTTGGAATACAAATCTGCGGCAATCGCGGCAAACTTCTTCAAGATTTCGTTCTCGGATGGCTGTGATGTCGCCAACCCCGTAGCTCGGCACGGAAGATTTCGGATAGCGTTGCGAGGTGCGTATCCGAATATTTTTGACGATGTAATCAAACCAGAAGTTCGCGTTGTCGTGTCGTATTTGATGCGGGTCAGGCAATCAAACATCTGCTTCGTTTCTGCTGGAACTTTCTCAATATAGACGCATATCGGAACTCCATTGTGAAGAATTGTCGTGTCGGTATCAATCAGCGTAGAGAAATCATTCTCCGTCGCTGACCTGTTCCGAAATTCCTTCAGGTTGATCTTCTTCAGTTTGGCGTTGAGATATTGCATATCCGTTGGTTTCTAACAGGTGATTGACAACTTCGGTGTTGTTTGAAAGTCCGTGCTGATCGGCGTATTTACCCATCGCTTCGATAACAGCGTTGTATTCCTCTACGGGATAAACCAAGATGATTTGCCGAATAATCGACTCGTCGTATTTATCTTTGTATTCCGCCATCGTTTTGCCCTTGAAATCAACTTCTGCCATTTCAGGTTCAGGAGGATTGAGGAATTGTTCGATTGATTCGGCGTCAAATCCTGTTAGGTCGAGGTCGAAATCAGCTTCTCGCAGTTCAGCAAGCTCAATCGCCAGCATTTGCTCGTCCCATCCGGCATTCAGAGCGATACGGTTATCAGCGATGACATACGCTTTCTTCTGATGCTCGGTCAGGTGTCCGAGCCTCAAACAAGGAACGCTTGTGAGTTCAAGTTTGCGAGCGGCAAGAACTCGGCCATGGCCAGCAATAATGTCGTTATCCTCACCGATAAGGACTGGATTGTTGAATCCAAACTCACGAATGCTTGCGGCGATTTGAGCTACTTGAGCATCGTCATGGGTTCGGCTGTTTTTTGCGTAGGGGATGAGCTTTTCGATTTCAATTTGCTCGATCTTTGTCGGCTGTTGTTTTTTCATGTGATTTATTATACGGAATTGATTTATTGGTCAGTCAGAGAAATCTACAAATTGCATTGTGTCAACAACGCTTTCGCGGATTCTTTCTTGAGGCTCCTCGCGCTTGCTTTCTTCGGTCATTGTTGCGACTGAACCAGAGCGTTGACGCATTAGGTAAACAAGTATTGCCAACGAGTCAAGCGAATCCGGCGAAGACGAGCGAGTTCTTTTGCAGTAGTCGCCTTTGCTTTCAACGCGAACCATTCCCTGACCGACTTGTTTGTATCTGCGTCCTGTGGCTTGGCGAACGAGTTGATCATTACGGAAGCCCGGACTGATCTTGAGATATTCAAATTCCAAGTATTTTGATAGGCCGAACAGCAATTCCGTTACGACTCCGTTGTATAGTTCGTTGGCTTGTTTGCTGTCTTCGCCAAGAATCCTCGTCTCTGATGCCGCCCAAGAGTAATTTACTCCCATCACTTCAGTTCCAAACAAAGTGCAAAGCGAGTCGTGAATTCCTGATCCGTTACCAGTTCTGTCAACAGCCAACCAGTTCGGCTTAATCTTCATTGCTTTGCAGAATTTGATAATTGCGTGAGTTTGCTCCAGCGTTGCTTTCTTTGGAAACGGGATTTGAGCATCAAGTTGAAGTGCCGTGCGGTGTGATGGGAATTGATGGAACTTGCCAGACTGGTCTTCCCATCCGTCAGAAAGGCCAAATCTTCCGTAAGAGCATATCACCTGATCATTGCCCTCAAGAGCCAAATCAAACGCCGCAAGAGGCACCACAGGGCCAACAAATCGCAACTGACCGATAGAATTGTTCATCATGGCAGGAGTGATAATCATCATCGCCTGACCTTCTTCTGGGAACCATCCGCGAGCCATCGTCATCGCTTCTGCCGTGCGACCACGGGACATATAGCCCATGAATCCCTGATAGGTCTGCAATCCTGCGTAAACAACCTTTTGCTCTACTACATTCTCGCACATCGCGGCATCCAGCCGAAGAACATGGTATCCTTCTTTGGATTCCCACTCAAAGTCCTCTTCGCAGTCTATTGAACCCCATCCGTTGACTGGCTCACAGCGTTGCCCGAAGTCGCTGGTTCGGTCTTTTGGGTTGCTGGCTCCAAAGATTTTGATGCGGCCACGGCATTCATTGACATCCGAAGTTGAAATAATGTTGTTGACGCCTTCCCACACTCCCGCAGGTATCTCCTCGGCCTCATCAAGAATAACATGTGTTCTTGATAGCCTCCCCCATTTTGTATGCGCTTGCGTGAAGCGTGGTGTTGGGTGGAATCCGCGCAGAGTTCCGTGTCCGCTTTCGCCTTTTGGTATGGCGACGAGATGAATTCCCTGTTTTGCGTCTGTTGAGGCTTGAATGCTCGTAACGAGTTCATCAGACCTTTGAAATTCCGGTTTGACGAGAGCCATCCTGTGAAAGTTCTTAATGCTTGCAAATATGTTCCTTTCGGCGTGTTCGCGGGTCAACGAAATAACTTTTATGTTGGTGTAGAACGGATCACGAAACCAATCCAGATAGAACCATGCCGCCGCTCCGAATGTTTTGCCCATAGCTCCCGCTCCTTGAACAAGAACAAGATCGTGATCAAAAAGATATCGCCATGTGTCGCGGCTGGATTTTGGTCGCCAGTCATAAACATCCTGACCCCATAGGATGGTTGCGCTGGCTTCAAACTGATCTTTGTCGAGAAGACTCTGAACAAACTGCAAAACAATTTGCCGTGACAAGTTCTCGTTCAATTCGATTTCGTTTGGAGGATTCTTCGTTCCTTCTCGGAGAATGATTTCAGCGGCATAGAGCATTCCCATCTTCTCATCGGATTCGATAGCCTTACGAATCTTTGTGGAGATGTTGATTGCCGCTTCAACTGTTCGGGATGTTGGTCGGATTGCCATTATAGCGTGTCAATTTGTGGCTGTGAAGGATCGGCGGGAGCGTTCTCAAAATTTGACAGGTCTGTATCCGTTCCGAATGATTCATCTTCTGTTGCGTCTTCAATAGCAGGAATAGCGTGCGTTTGCGTTTCTACAATCTCAGCTTCCATAATATCGCCATCGTCGGGAGCGTTTGTATTCCTTCCTTTGATCTTGAATGTAAGACGAAGATCGTTGGCAACAATTTCATGCCGCTCTGGTGCAAATTCGCCAGCAATCTTCGCGTCCAAGTTGAGTGCGGCCAAGCGGTCAAATACTGCAACCAGATTGCCGTTTGGGTTGCGAACAACTTTTGTCGGGAATGTTCCTTCGACCATTTGCCGAAGAATCTCACGCTTACGAGATATTGAAAGAACGGATCGGGTGGCAACCTCCTGACGGATTTCCGAGATTCTGCTTTTAACATCCGCCCTGTGATAAACCTTGTGAGCAAGAACGCGAGGCGAACTGACATGAGGATTGATTTTACGATACGCTTCCGTATGTGAATCCCCCTCGGCAACCAGCCAAGCGAACTTCTCATGTAGTTTGTTGTTGAGTGGCGGCATTGTTATTTGAACTTGTAGATGAGGTATCCTTTATCTCGCGCCCATTGTGGATTGTCATGTATTTTCCGATGACAGTGACCGCAGACGCACATGAAAGTTGAAACGATGCAAAGGTTCTTGCCTCGTTTTTCTTTATGATGAACCTGATCGCCAGCATTGCCGCAGACCTCACAGATATAGTTTTTATCT